CGTCAGCACGCTCCTTTACCGTTGCTGTTTGTCTCTGCATCTCATCCTGTAAGGGCTTTAATCTTCGATCAACTACCGCGCCGATCGTTTTGGCATCTTCGGGATCAATTTCATCCGGAAGTGGGGGGAGCGTATCATCATCTTCGGGCTTCTTTTCGGGAGGTTTACTCCTCACTTCCGGCTCTACTGGGGGTGGGGGCGACTTCTTCAAACCAAAAGTTTCGGCCTGTTCATCAGTAAGGTCATCAACATTATCGGCAAGGAATGTCTTTTGCTCATCAGACAGGTCATCTGGGGCAACTTCGACGACTTCTTCTAGATTAAGTTGGGGATTGTTGTTATCTTCTGGCATAGCACGGTTCTTCCGTTACTAAAAAACACCCGCTCGTTGTAAGCAGGTGTGTAATAAAACTAACACGCAAAAATGTAGTTGTCAAGTCCGGGCTTCGTTAATCTCGTCAGCGGTAAGATAGACATCCTCATCGGATTGTTTATCTTCGCTAGTCAGCCGCCGGATCAGATGGCTAGGAGTATCTCTAACATCTTTATAAACCCTTAGACGCTCTCTAAGAAGGTCGGTTTCCTCCTTTGTTTCCGCACCTTCAATAATTTTGTCCCTTACTACCTCAATGTTCGCATCCAAAATATCAGACATAAACTTCCAATCTTCGTTGTCATACAACCGACGAAGTCTGGAGATCGCTTTATTACGCTTTTCTTCTGTATTAAGTAGTAAATCTTTCATATCCTTGGCGGGGAGAGGTGGTGATGAGGCCACCTCTCCCGCTTGACGGTGGGTAAAAGTGCTCCGATGGCCGTCGGAGCAGACCGGTCATCTATATTATATCAGGATTTAATACCCGATGTCTGCGATGGTTTAATAGGTTTCGGCGCCTCTTTCTTTGTTGGCTCTGGAACAATCTTTGTAGTTCCGGGTGGCTGGAAGGCCGTCTCCTCTGGCTCTTCTGGCGGGAATAGTTCTGGTCTGGTCTTCTTGACCGAAAGCGCCTTCTTGTGGGCTTCGATGTGGGCATAGGTAGCGTCCGTATCTGCCGCTTTAGAGTGAATCTCTAGGTGGACATTGTGATCGTCCTCTGCCAACACCGGCACCGTCTTATTCTCACTTAGCAACTCATTCTGATCCTCGGCAATCCGCTCATCAATCGTTGGGGGGAATAGGCGCTCGATCTCATCCTTCTCAAGACCGTTAAGCCCGCCTAGTTTCTTCAAACCCCAGCGACGGTTGGCTGTTGGGTCCTGAAGGGCTAGACTAAAATAGGTGGTTAGAGATTGTCTTTCCTCTAGTTCCTTAGCCCGACTGACTACCTGACTCTCAATCTTGACATCCGGATCAATATCGGCAATGATATTCTCCCGCTTGAGCGGTCTCCACTTCGGCCCGAAAGCACCAACAATCCTCAAGACCTTCTCATCAATCTTATCCTCAAAGTGGCGCTTGTAGAGTTGATACCATTGTCTCCAAAAGCGCTTCTCACTCCAACCGAAAACCTTAGCCGAAAGTGAATATCTGGTGTCAACCCTAGAAGCAATTAGGTTAATCTCCCCCAACGTCCTCTGCTCCTCACTAACCCGCCCCTGTTGTAGTTCCGGAGTGGCGGTGGCCTTCTGTGCGGAAACATCTAAGGAGTTGAAGATAAAGTCAAGTAGAGGAAGGTTCGGATACGCCTTGCGTAGCGGTGTAATGGCGTTGGCTACATCACCCTCAGCCGGGATAAACTTATTGAAGTTGAAATCAAGATCGTTCTTATTCTGTATTTTGTTAGCATCGTAGATATACATCGGGTATAGGTCGGCCTTCATCGCCTTTATACCCAAGTTCTGGGCAACTGCCCGCATTCTCTGCTTATCCTCAACAAGGTCAGGAATCGAGGTTCCATCCCAATCGTGGGAGGTCGGATAGAGCGGACGATCAATGATCTCCCAATAATCTGATTCCAGTTCTTTATACCCAATCACCTTCCGGCGCTGGTTAGCAAGATAGAGTTTAACCCTCTTACCTTGCCATCTAGTAAACCACTCCGTAATATCATACTGGGCATTATCACCGAGAGACGCCTCGACCTTCAGTTTCTGCTGCTGTCTGCCCTGAGCATCGTCTCTGGCTTGCTGGGCAGTCTCTAAGAGGGACTTAATCCCCCCGCCTAGTTTGATAGTTCTAAAATCATCAAAGAAGATGTGAGGATGGTTCTTGATCTCCTCCTTGGTCATCTTCAACTCCCGACCGAAGAAGCGCGCACCGCTCCGATTGGAAACGCTACCATTAACAGAGTCCGCTGTGGGATCTCTCAAGAAGGTCAGCGGATCCCAAACTTCAGGAACGGGAATAAATACGCCTTTATCTGGATCTCTCTTAAACTCGTGAAGCGCCATTATCCCCCGGCCAAAGAAGAGGGTGTCCCAAATCCAGAAGTAATCCAGTTTGTCCTTCTCCATTTCATCATAGTCATACTCAGCCAAAGCATTCAGATTCTCAGCAACCTCCTCATCCCCCTCATCACGACCAATCCAATCAACCATCAATCGGTCGTTGTATAGAGATGCTAAAACTGTTTGGAAAATAGTAAAGAGGGTTGTGTCTCCAACGTCTTTCTTCTTTCGCTTCTGGTTATTGTATAGACGAAGACGCGCCTGCCATTCATTTACCTTTGGGTGCTGGTGATCCCAAGCCAAAACATACTCACTTCTGACCTGAACGGCCAATTGTTCAAACTCATCTTTAGTTTCGTCCCGCTCTTTATCAACTTCCGGGCCAACTTTTGTTCGTTTTTCTATATTTTCAGCCATTATTTTTTACCCCCCTTCAAAACCTTCTTGTAGTTTTTAACCTCGCCAGCATAGGACTTACCACCAAGCCAACAGATATGCATATACTGCTTAGTATTAACCTTTTTAGTGCGGACTCTCCCGCCCGCCTTTACACACTTCTCGAATCCTTTAGGCATTATCCTCACCTACTCCCAACACTTTATCAAAGTTTTTCTTCGCCTTCTCACTGGTGATAAAGTTATCAATCGTTGCTGTGGCACCGGCAAAGATCACCGATGCCGACTTGTTGACCTCGTCCTTACTCAGTCCTGACTTTCCTTTTCCGGGCTTCATAACCAAGTAACTTGAATAAACCTCCCCTTTATACGGGATGATATACTCAAAAATGTCCCCATCAACCCGACGGATATAAACCATCACACCCTTGTAGGGCATCGCCTTCAGAACCTCTATCCGTCCCTTGACTTCTTTTGTTTCAATATCTACCTCTTTCATTATACCACCTTTCGCTATTCTTCGGCAGCCATATCCAACCCCCCCTTCTCGGTTATTAACAAAGTTTGATTGGGTTCTGCCCGGACGATCCGCCCGTCGGTCTTGTGGACCACAATCTTCCCAAATCGGTATTCTCTCAATATCTTCAACAAATGCGCCTCACGAGCCGTTGCCTCGACCTTCAGTCTCTTCTCTGGTTGTGGTGGATTAAATGGTTTAGACATAAGGATCATCCTGTGGAACTCTAACAGTTGCCCTTCGCGGCTTGACTCTCTTCCTATATGATACCGCAAATGTCCGGAAAGCGTCAGCACCGTGTGAAGCCCAATCGTGGTGGGGACGCAATCTAAACACCTGATTCTTTTCGTCCCACTCCTTGTGGTAACTTCTAAGCGATGATAATCCTTTCTCACAATTGGTAGAGTCAAACCAACAGCGAGCCAGAATCATCCTAACCGCCTCAATTCCGTCCTCAACCCCCAACATCGGCGCTACCGTAAAGTCAATTCCGAGGCTCTTAGCGGCCTCCAGACGGCTTTTTCCGGTGCTCAACTCCCTAACCTTTATGTCGTGGGGAGCATAATGATCTTCGTAAACATAAGGTTTGTTTTGGAGGATTTTAACATAGTGTTTCAAACCCTCCCCGGAAGATTCGTAGTAATCAATCACTCGAATCTCCTGACCCACTATCTGCATAAACCAGATTGCCATTTCGTCACCGATCCCCAAGTCCCAAGCGGTTACCACTCGCGCTGCCGGGTCATAAGGAACCTTACCGATCCGACCTTGCTCCTCAGCAGCCATCAACTGCTGTCCATAGTAAGCGCCCTGAATCGGCACATCAAAGGAGCACATATACTCCTGCTGGTAGAGAGCGTCGTTGCCATCCTTAGCAATTATCTCCCGACGCTCTTGTTCCAAAACATCCTTTGGTATCGCATTCGTATCCTCGACCGTCAACACCTGAGTAAACCAGTGCTTCGGATCACTCCGGGCAATCTTGAACAGGGTATGACCGTGGTTCTTACCCCGCGGTGTGAAACAGAAAATCGCCCAACCACCATTCTCCGCAAGGATCGGCCTAATATAGTCCCACGCCACTGGGTTCTGTAGAGCATACTCGGTAAAGATACAACCAACTGGATTAGAACCAACAATCGCATCAATCTTGTCCGTCCCGATCACCTGAAAGAGCGCGCCGTTATTCATCTCGATCTTCATTTCGGAATTGTTGGTATTTGCACGCAACTCTTGAGGAAAGTGGTCTGTAAACTTAAAACCAGCGCGGTCTCTCCCGTCCCAGAGAATCTTTTTACCCTGCGCATAGGTAGGAAAGAAGTAAAAGTAGGCACCGACCCGCTCCTGCATCTTCGTTGCCATATAGTTTACAAAAGTCTTATCCTTCCCACTTCGACGGTGCCAAACACAAACCGCCCGTTTTATACCATCCTCAAGCGCCCTGATAACCGGCTCTTGGTAATCACGCAGAACAAATTGGTATGGTAGTTTAATCCTTGTCTCTGTCACCTTTTTCTACCCTCCAACCCTTTTCTACAACCACAATCTCGCCCCTAACTTCCTTTGGAGCGTGTCTACCCCTCACCTCGTTATACTCACGAATAGCACTTACCTTAGCACCCCACTGGAGCCGCTGCTTTATTGCTGCTAACAACTCCAAGTCGGCAACAGTATCGTTGTAACCCGCATCATCTAACTTTTTGTCGATATAACTCCTGACCGGAGGTTTTCTAAGGTTTTCACTACCAATAGAACGAGCGGTATCACGATTCTTAAGAACGTAACCAGCAAGATATGAAGCGTCGGCAAGATCAAGGTAAGCATCACCCACATAGGCATCAGCCCACCTCTTTTGTAATGGGGTCAAAGAATAGGTTTTCCCATCCAGACCAACAAATGAAAAATGCTTAGACTTTGAGGCGGTCTTCGCCTTACGGTTTTTCCGTTGAGGCATAGTGAGTCAATTATAACACAAGGGAGATTATCTCGGCGAAGAGACGAAAGAACCAAACACCGGTATGAACAATCAAATACAAACCGGCGGCGTATATTAAGATAAGTGCAATATCTTCAGAGTCCATAATAATCCCCTCCGGAGGGGTAGTCCTGCTTACGCTACCCCTCTGGAGGAGACTCAAAGTCCCATATAGACACTTTGAGTCGTCCCTCCCCTAACTTGATACGTGAACATCCCACCTATCTCCGAAGAACTTCAACTTCAGGACTCCAGTCTGGGTTGGATACATATTCTTACGCTGCGCGTAAGAGTTCTCATACCCCAGAAAGGAACCTGTCAAGCAGAAGTACTTCTTCTCTCTCTGGACGGTTCTGGAACGCAGGTCAAGCGTCCGGTGCGGTACCTTTAGACTCAACAGCTCATGGGTCAGTTCTGTTACTTTACGACTTCTTCTCAGAAGCGGGCTGGTCATTTCTGCCAACCTCCTTAACTTTCGTTAAGGCTCGGACTATATCTTCATCTTGCAATAAACCCTTGTGTGCTAAGCGGTGGCAGTTGGGACAAAGCAGTATTGTATTCTCCTTGTCTTTACCACCCTTGAACTTAGGAATTATGTGGTGGGCGTCACAGGTTGCCTTATCCCAACCACAAACCATACAAGTATGGTCAAACTCCTTATTCAACTTGGCAGAAAGAGACGCTTGATGTTTCCGCTGCCGATAGTTATACTCACTCGGCGAACGAATCGGGATTTCATATTTGATAAGATATTGCCTGACCGTATTGTCCGCGCAGACATAGTGTTCAGCAATACGAGCCATACTCATTCTCTTATCAATATACATTTCCCTCAACTCGTCGGGCTCAATGTTGAGCGGTCTTTTACGCTTTCCCTGACCCGGACGGATTGGTATATCCAACTTCTTAAAGTGCTGGGATATGCTAAGGGGCGTCATTCCAACTTCTTTGGCAATTCTTTTAATTGACCAACCCCACTTCCAATGCCACTTTCGCAACTTGTGTTCGTCCCAAGAATCAGGATTACGCTCAATTGCCGCCCGTCTTGAGGCTCGTTGAGCCTTCTTTAGGTCTCTTTTCCAGTTTGGGTTTTTGTTAGCAGACATATTGCTATCAGCATAACACACATCTGCCGCAAGAGCAAGGCGTATAGTCTCTACGGATTCTGGCTTTCGCCAGTCTTTCCTCGGAATTGTCTTCAGCATTATCTGGTCAGAGTTTTCCCGATATAGCCTTGTTTTTTACTAGCCATCGCTGGCTAGGGACACAATTATTTTATGTCCGTAAAGATAGACCGACGCCTCTGTGTGCCTTGCCGTCCTCATTGCCGCCGTCAACTTGGTGTGGGGATACCAAGCATTGCTGCTCCCGTGCTGGGCGTGGATAACGTAGTTGAACTTTCGCACTTTCAACTTGATAAAGCACGAATAGCCTCCGTAGGTTACCCCTAACAGCCGAGCAAGGATTTTGGAGAACTGAAGCCCCGTCTGTTTCCAGATACGATGTTCGTGATTGCCGTCAAGCAGCACGAGTGTCTGGTCAGCGATGGGTGTCAGCGCCTCCTCAAGAGCGTCCAGTTGCGTCTGTGGGGAAATGGTTTGCTCGACCCAACCAGCCCCCACCGAATGCTTTGAAGCGCACTCAGCCAAGTCCCCCATCAACACAACAAGGCTCCCCGATTCCTTGATGTAGTCGATCGTCTTCAAGAACTTATCGACTTCACAGGTGGCGGCGCCCAAGTGAACGTCTCCCAAGGGAATCAGTTTGACCTCTTCGAGATCGCTCTCATAGGTTACTACCCGCACCCCGTTGTGCCCTTGCGTAAACCGCTTCCAGTCGACCATCTCTATCCCTCCTCCGCCTCTTCACGAGGCATTCCGCAGCCGGTGCATATTTCTTGACCATCTGCATTTGGTGTTCCACAGAACCGGCAGTGCCAACAGTCTTTCTTCAGTTCCTCACGGATGAACCGAGCACGGGTTTGAAACCGCAGAGCACCCGCCCCATACTGCTGAGCAGCCACCCTCAGTAGTTCCTTCAGCTCCTCTTCCATCTCCTTCCTCCTTTCTTTTTTTTTAAGGTGCTTTTGACTAAATTATCTTTTCTGATTTCAAAATACTTAATATCTCCTTAAAGTCTTCAAATGGTATTACCACATACTTGTCCTCTCTAAGCGGCCTTGCTACCACTACCTTAAAGTTCTCCTCCTTGCCTTCTTCTTCCACCTGATCCAGCCACTTTCTAATCTTGGCGATGTTGGCCTGCTTTCCGCCTTTAACCTCAATATCAAAGCACCCCGTATTGGCAAGGTCAACGCCACCCTGCGCAGATTGACTGACCCAATCACGATGGCAGTCGGGGAAGATTTCTTTCAGTTCGTTGGCTATTTCGTTTTCGAATCTTTTACCTTTGCTTCTGCTCATCAGTTGCCTCCTCAATTCTCTTTTTCCAAATACGCCTAGGATCTCCATACGCACCACACTTAGCGCAACGGTACCTTGTTGCGTCCGCTCGCCTAGATGTTCGGCGAATCTTAAAAGTATCTGGTATCCAAATGTGTTCACAACTCAAATCTCTATTGCTCATTTGCTTGCCTCCTCAATTTTCTCCTCACAATCCATCACAAATAGTTCCCACGCCTTAATTTCTCGTTCCGCCATTACGATTAGGTTTTCCAAATCTTCCTTGCTTGCTTTTTTAGTTAGCAAATCCTCAAATGTTTTAGTCTTCATCTTGTTGCCCCCTCAATTTTCTCTGGACAAATGCGCTCCTCCCTTACAGCAATACCACCGCACATCGGACACCTAGACCACCCACCCGTGTCGTATTGACATTTCGGACAGAAGGTTCTCTTTAGAATTTTC